TATCATCAGGAATGGTAGAAATGGTTTCAAATAAGAATATAAAAAATTAATAAAAATGGATAATATTCAACAACGCAGATTAAGTATTTTAGATAATATTTCTAAATCATTTGTAAAGTCTCAAAATTCAGAATTAGGTGAATTTTATACGGAATTATCAATCAAATCATACGTAAAAGATTTGAATAAAGCATTCAGTAACAATGAAATAACGCTTGAAGATTTTGAAAAGGGAAAGAAAGATTTATCAAAATTAGCAATGAAGCAAATCATTGATTCTAATGGTTACAAAAGAATTGTGTATGTAAAAATCCATCAAGATGAACATGGTCAAGAAAAAGAAACAGATTATGACAAAGGTCACACTGTAAAATTCACTAAAGATGGTGAGGAACACATCGGTAAAATACACTCATTGAAATTTCATGACAAGACAGACAAACTTGGAACAGCGATGGTTGATGTAGATGGTAAAAAACACTCTGTATCTTTGAATAAATTGGAACATCACGATGAAGACAACAAAGGCGATGAAGAATCGTATAAAAAAGACATTGAAAAAGACGAGGATAGTTACAAGAAAGAAGCAGAGAAAGACGATTCTACTTATAAAGAAGATAAAAGACCAAAACCTGGATCAATTGCTGAAAAAGTTGCTTTAAGAGAAGCGAATAAAAAACAAGAAAAAACAGAAATAGAGACATTACATGATGAGGCAAAGAAAATTGGATTATTTGGTTATGAAAACATGAATAAAACAATGTTAAAAGACAAAATAAAAAATTTCAAAGGCGGTAAGGATGAAATTAAAACCACTTCTCAAAAACAAATCGACAAACATACACAAGCCATGGATGAAGGCGCCACAGAAGTTGAAGCAGACCAAATAGCAAGAGGGAAACGTAATGTAGGTGATCATAGTGGTAAGAAAGATACTACTCAAGAACAATATCATCCATTAGGTACAAAAGTGACAGTACAAGGTAGAGATGGTAGTGGTAAAATAGTAAAGTTGCCATCAAACACAACAGAACAATATTCAGTTGATTTTGGAAATGGAAATGTTTATGGTATTATGCCAAATAGAATTAGTCCACTAAAAGGTGATGTAAAGAAAGAAGCGAAGAATGATGAATCTTCACAGCCTGATGACGATGAGGAGTTAAAAAAAATGAAGAATACTAAAAAAGTTGTAATATTACAAGATTTAAGTGAACATGGCGTGAAAGAAGTTGCTCTGCGAAAAGAGTATGATGAGGTATTAAAAAAACATGGATTTGAAAGTGATGAAGCGACAAAATTAAGAAAACAAATGAATTCTTTAGGAGAAGAGGGTGTGAAATTGAAAAAAGAATACGACTCTCAAAAAAGATTCAAAAAATCAATATCTGAAAATGATATCGAAAAAGCATTCAATAAACTTGGATCGTTCTAATGATATTCAATTTATCTAAAATAAGAGAGTTAATGAGTGCGGTAGATTTTTACCACGCTTTGTTTGTGGGTAATAATGTAGGTAGAGACACTCTATCTAAGCAAGATAAAAAATTACTCAAATCAAGAGGTGTAGATGTATCTAAATTACCAGAGCAAACAGTTGTTGATTACGCTTATCAATTCGGAATCATATCAGAAGCATTGGGTGATGATAGGAGCAAAAATATGGAATTAAAAAGATTCATAGGTAGCAATAATTATATTCCACTAACTTCGTCAGAAAAAGAAGCATTAGAATACGTAAAACACCAATTATATTCGGATATAAAAGGTTTGGGAAATAGAGTCAGTAAAGATTTTTCACAAGTAGCAATAGAAATTGATCAAAAGCAAAGAGCTAATTATGAAAATATAATTAAACACGAAACAATAAAAGCTATTGAACAACGCAAATCAATAAAAGAATTATCTTCAGAATTAGGTCACAAGACTGGGGATTGGGCAAGAGACTTTGATAGAATAGCAGATTACAACATGCACAGCGCATATCAACATGGAATTGCTTCTCAATTATTGAAACAATATGGTGATGATGTTAAAGTTTATTATGGGGTATATGATCAAGCTTGCAACCATTGTCAAAAAATATACCTTACAGATGGTATAGAAAGTGAACCAAAAATATTTAAATTAACAGATGTTATCAAAAATGGTTCAAATATTGGTCGCAAGGTAAAAGATTGGCTTCCCTCCATAAATCCTATACATCCGTGGTGCAGATGCACATTACATAATTTTCCAGAAAATGGCGTTTGGGATAAAGCTAAAAAACAATTCATTATAGGTAGAAATACATATGGCGTTAATAGAAGATCAAAAATAAAGACAACAATAACATATAATTAAACAGTTATTAATAACATCTTAAGTGATTATTATTTATTTTGATTTGGTTGATTCTGCTACTGAGAAATTGGTGGCAGTTTCAATTTTAATCAATTAACAGTTATAAACAATCAAATTAATTTCAATTATGGAAAAGAATTTCAGATTTTGGATGCCTCTAGATGTTTTGGAAAAAAGCGGAACAGGCACTGGCGGTGTTGAAAAAATGAAGGTTGGTGGAATCGCATCAACCTCAAAAAAAGATTTAGATGGTGAATCATTGGATCCAAATGGGTTTGATTTATCTTACTTCAAGAATAAAGGTATAGTTAATTGGAATCACAATAAGTCCCCAGATGCTATAATTGGTGAACCCTCTAGTGTTAAATTAACAAAAGAAGGATTATATGTTGAGGCAGAATTATACGCAGATAATCCATTAGCAAAGTCTGTATTTGCATTAGCTCAGACACTACAGAAATCTTCAAAAACAAGAAGATTAGGATTCTCAATTGAAGGAAAAGCTACAGAGCGTGATCCTGATGATGATTCTAAGGTTTCAAAAGCATTGATAACAAATATAGCATTGACAATAAGTCCTAAAAATCCAGACAGTATTGTAAATATAGTTAAGGGTAATTTCAATGAATTATCTGAAGATGATTTGAAGCCTTATTCATTTGATTCAAATTTTGACGGAGATTTTGAAATTGAAAAGTTAAACAAGCTAGAAAAAGCACTGAATACTTCAGATGAAGATTCAGGTAAGCCTCTGATTAAAGAGAGTGTTGAGGGTAATGTCAAGAATCAAATTGACGACGAAGAGGAAGAGGAAGAGGAAGATGATGACAAGATCATTAAAAAACCAAAGACATTATCTAAAAGTGAAGTTATAAGCAGCTTGATGAAAATAGATTCAGTTATTACATTTGAAAAAGCAACAGGATACGTTGAAATACTAAATAATCTAGAGATGGCAAAAGACGACAAAACAAACATTACTTCAGAAACACTTGAAAAAGCGTTGGGAGTTTTAGGATTGAAAAAATCCAATGACAAAGATGTTGATAACACAAAAGATGAATCAGCAGAAGGAGACATCAAAAAAGCAGCGAAGACCGATGCTGATGACTCCGATGATGTTGATGATTCTGATGAAGAAGAAGATAATGATGATTTTAAAAATTTGAAAAAATCAATTGATTTGATTGCATCTGAAAACATTGAAATGTTTAAAGGCGTTGGAACTTTATTGAAAGGTATTTATGATTTACAGGTTGAAAATAAATCTGAAATCGCTGATTTAAAGCAAGATAACTTTGATTTAAAGAAATCATTAGAAGAATTTGGAGGTCAACCAATAATTGGTAGAAAATCTACAACTAGACCATTATCTAAATCTTTTGAAAAAGGGTTTGGAAACGAAAATGACAATCAACAAACTGGTAATATTTTAAGCGTTTCTCAAAACAAACCACAAGTGTTATCATTATTGGATAATATGGCTTTTGAAAAAGGATTTAATCCAGAACTTGCAAAAGCAATGACTGTATTTGAATCAAGTGGGCACTTATCTGCAGAAGTTGCTCAATTAATCAAATCTGAGAAGAATATCACATTGGTTAAGTAATCAATCAAGCAACAATAAAAACAAGTATTAATATTAAAAATAATTCATATGATTAATCTTTCAGATTACCAATTAGGACTTGATAATCAAGTTATGTTTGGTGGTCAAACTTCTCCTGAAGATTTAGACAACCTTAACAAAGCACTTTCTGCGGGGTCAATTACAGGTAGAGAGACCACTAATTTGACCACAGCAAGTGGTTCGCCATTAAAAGTTGAAAGTTTGGAGAAGACATTGAAAGTGTTGACTCATTCTGAACAAGATGTTGTTTTTTGGAAAAATATTCCAAAAATGGCTGCTTTCAACACCGTTGAAGAGTACAATCAATTGACCTCTTATGGTCAAGAGCGTGGAGGATTCAACAATGAAGGTGAATTGCCAGTAGAAGAAGATTCTACATATGTAAGACGTGCTCAACACGTTAAATTCTTAGGTATCACTAAATCTGTAACTCATCCTATGACATTGGTGAATACCATGATTGGTAACGCTATCGATAGAGAGGTTAAGAATGGTACTCTTTGGATTTTACGTAAATTAGATAAGGCATTATTTTCTGGTGATGCATCTATTATTCCGCAAGAGTTCAATGGCTTATTGACTCAACACAAGCAAAACGATGCATTCTTAACACTTGATGATTATTACAACTCTGAAGTTGTAATCGATTTAAGAGGTTCAGCACTTACTGAAGAAGCGATTGAAGATGCTGCAAATGGAATCGTGCAAAATTTCGGTGTAGGTACTGATCTTTATGCTCCGCCAAAAGTATTGTCTGATTTTGTGAAAAATTTCTACGGAAACAAATTCATTCAGCCGAATACACAAGCATTAAGCAATGGCGTAATGGGTCAAAGAGTAAAATCTTTCGAATCTCAATTTGGTAACATCAATTTGAACCATGATATCTTCATGAATCAAGCTGCAAGCAAAAAACAAGGTGCTCCAAGCACTAGTGCAAATGCTCCTGCTGCACCAACTGCTGTAGGTGTTACTCCAGTGGCGTCTGACGCTTCATCTAAATTTAATGCAACTACTGCTGGAAATTACTTCTACGCTGTTTGTGCTATAAATAGATATGGAGAGAGTGCACTCACTGTACTTAATGGTGCTGCTGCTGCAATAGTTGCTGGAGGTTCTGCTGATTTAGAATTCACAGATACCGCTTCAATAAATGCTTCGACTGGTTTTAAAATCTATATCAGTCAAAAGAATGCTGCTTCTGCTGCAGCCTCAATCTTCTATCCTCTTTTTGATATTTCAAAAACTGAAATGGTTGCAGGATACGATGGTGGTGTAGCTGGAAAAGTTAGAGATCGAAATAGAATCATTGGCAATACTAATGTTTCATTCTTGATCCAACAAGATGATGAAGTGTTATCATTCAAGCAATTAGCACCATTAATGAAAATGGATTTAGCTGTAACTGGTCCAGCATTCAGATTTATGATGTTAATGTATGGTACTCCATTCTTATACGCACCTAAAAAGATGGTTAAATTCATCAACGTCGGGTCGTTGTAATTAAATAAAACAGGTCAAATAATTAAAAATGGTTGGATTAGGATATATTTCTATCCAACCATTTATTCTTTTAAAAAACAATTAAATCAAATAAATTATGTTATTAAGAACAAAAATCAATTGAAGTTGAAGATTCAATTGCTTCACTATTATTAGACGGTGATAATTGGGAGCAAATTGAGCAATCTGAAGACGAAGACGAAGATGCTCCAGATGAAGATGGCGACGAGGATGAGGAGGCTGACAATGTAGAATTATCTTCCAAAATAGATTCAATGTCTTTAGAAGATATGCTATTATTAGCAAAAGAAGCAAACTTAAAAGGATTTAATTTATTTTCTAAAGACGCAAGTAAAATGAGAATATTCTTGAAAAAGAAATTACAATAACAGGAATCCAAATAACACCCCGACCAAAATGCCAGAAGTTGTTATAAATACACCGATGACTTGGAATAATTCTTTACAGGATGTATCCAAGTCATTAGTTTTTTCAGTAAGTGAGTTCAAAGATCAATTTCTTTGGGGGATACCACTATGTAATCCAGTAACTGGACAAAAGATAAGTGATGATATGTTCAAGCAAAAGCTATTATCAGCCCAACACTTCATCGAAGAATATTTAGGTATAAAATTATTCAAGCAAATAATTCTAGAAAACAAAGATTTCATCAGAGACGAATATCTACAATGGGGATTTATAAAAACATCATTTCAAATAAATGAACCGTTAGAATTGACTGGGAATTTAAACAATCAAGAGCAAATAAAGTGGCCAAAAGAGTGGTTATCAACCAAGCAATCATCTGATAATATGAGATTTCCTCAATTATACATAATGCCAAATGGTGAGAATAATTCTGTAACCACCTTTTTAGGGACTACAACCAATCAATTTTTCAATACCCAACACGCAAGAATAATACCTAATTATTGGAAGATCAAATATTGTACTGGATTCGATAAGATTCCTGCTGATTTGATTGAAATAATAGGTAAAATAGCTACTGTTTCCATACTTCCAGTAATAGAAATGTCAATAGGTGGAGTTGGTGGTGGGATGTTTGGATTAGCTTCTCAAAGTTTATCATTAGATGGATTATCTCAAAGTATAAGCAAGTCTAATGGCGGAAATATATTCCAATCCAGATTGAAACAATATGGTGATGAATTATTAAAAGATTTAGCAAGATTACGCTCAATATATGTTGGTATAAGATTTGATGTAATGTAATATGGAAAATGGACACAAAAAATCTATAATATCTAAGACTCCAGAAGATATAGGTAATCCGCAAGCTAATTGGGATAGGAAGAAATTTGACGACTTGATATTTGACAAAGGTTATAAATGTCACATAGAGAGAGCATTGAAATGCCCTTGTGCTAATGAAGCAAGTGGTCAAGCCGATTCAGATTGTTTAAATTGCTTAGGTAGTGGTTGGTTTTTTATAGATAAAACAGAAACAATGGTAGTCTGCACTTCTATGTCTAGTAGGAGTAAGTATGAAAATTGGTCAGAATCTAACTCAGGAACAGTAAGTATATCTAGCAGAGCGCAAGACAAACTTGGATTCATGGATAGAATAACATTAGTAGAATTAGAAAGTTGGTTCACCCAAACTTTAAGACTAAAAACAAGTTTAACAAAACAGGCAAAATTATTTTCATTTTTAGTATACAATCCGATTTCAATATTTGAAGTGTATTTATTTATAGATTCTCAAACTCCATTGAAACTATTGAGAACTTGCGATTATGTAATAGATGGTAATAAAATAATATTAGAGAAATCTATCATACAAAGTTACATAAACATTGAAAATCCCAAAATAACAATAAGATACACTCATAACCCAACATATCATATAATTGATGTCAATAGGGATCTGATTAAGCAAAAATCAAATATCAATTGCGATTCCAATCAAAATAATGCTATTAATTTTCCATTGAATTGCATAGGTAGAAG